TGGCTGAATAAAATATTTTCAGTTTTATCTTATTATAAATCAACAACTTAGATATATTTAAGTTTTTTTAACTTGCATATATTTAAAGTTGATATATCTTTGCACCATAATTAATCACAAACTAAAATTAATCACAATGTTAAAGAATTTCACAAACAATTTAGAAGCGACTGCATACGGTTACGCCTTAGCAGCATTAATCACATCAGAAACTGACTGGAAAGCAGAACCTACTATCATAGCAGTATCCGCAGAAACTGATAGCAGAGTCAAACTTATAGTTAGTTATGTAGCTGGGTTAACCAATTACGGTCATGACGAAGACGAATGCGATGACATTATCGAGCTAACTACATTTCACTTTATTGATATGGATTCAATAGACCTAGTTACTGAACTTGATAGCCTAACTAAGTTCTTTGAAGGCTTAACCTTTGATTCAGAATATAACGGAAAGGACGATACAGATTACAGATAACCTTTAAAATTATAAGACATGAACGTATTTAATCAAACATTAGCCGAACTAGATAGCCTTATGGATAGCGCACAATCTATAATAGATAAGTATAAACCAGCAGACAAGCCATGCGAGAAACTAGAACTACTAGAAGACATTCAAGAGTATTTCGAGCGCAAAGAAAATCAAAAGTCAATGCCATTATGGTTGACAGTAAGAATTGAAAAAGTAATTAATCACAATAAAACCAATTAAAATGAAAAATTTATTCAAAGCATTAAGCGAATTTCAAAACGAAGTACCAATTATTCACAAAGGAACGCAAGGTTATGGCTATTCATATAGCGACTTGCCTACTATCTTTCCTGTCATTAATCCGCTATTAAAAAAGCATGGGTTAGGATTTACCCAACTAGGTCAGGGAACGAGCCTTAAAACGCTTATATTCCACATTGAGAGCGGTGAAACTATTGAAAGTATATTTGATATACCTCAAGGCGTGCAATTATCTAAAATGAATGACTTTCAAGTTCTAGGTTCTGCAATAACTTATATGAGACGTTATGCGCTTAGTTCGGCTTTAGGAATCATAACTGACAAAGATACTGACGCTGGAGGTGAGCAAATAAAAGCGGATATTGATAAAAGAATATTAGCGTGCAAAACTCAAGGCGACCTAACTAAGTTATTCAGTGAGGTCAACCCAAAAGATGCAGGTACAATAGAGAAGTTCACTAAACGTAAATTAGAACTAAATGGAAAATAAAGGCAGATTCTCAGCGAGTGGCGTTTCAAAGTTATGCGCCGAAGGAACTGGAGCTACAAGACTAGGGTATATCTATGAGATTGCCCTAAGTCTAGTAGGATGCAAGCCAGATATAACTACTAGCGCAATGTATCACGGTATCAATAACGAAGCCGCAGCCTTAGATATACTTATTAATGTCAAAGGCGGTCAGCATAACTTTAATTTTGAGACTGGAAGGCAGCAATCATTTAAAGTCAATGACTATTTGAGTGCAACGCCAGACGCATACGAAGAAGGTGTTTGGACAGGGGACGCCAAATGCCAATACTCAATAAAAGGATTTTTAGAGCAGAACTCCAAAATATCGAAAGCATATAACTACCAAGTTCAAACTCAGATGCTCGCATTGAAAGTTGACAAAGCCTATCTAATTAACTACCTGACCAAGCCAGAGAAATTCGGACAAGACGATTGGACTGAATATCCGTTCCCATTGGAAGACCGTTTTTATATTCACGAGATAAGCAAAGACGAGGCTATCTGCGAGGAGATTTTGACTAAGGCAGAACAATACCACCCTATGATTAATGTAGCTTATCAGCAAATGGCAAACGCTACTATTTTAGATGAGATGGAGTTTTTCTATAATCAGCTTAAAAATGGGGTGTACTATAAGTCTTTGAAAGATTACTGGGTGAACAACGATACGGAAGTATTTAGATTTGATAACGAATTTTACATAACCAAAAAATAAATTAATCACATGAAACATTTAAGACCATTACACTATTTACTATTGATAGGCTCACTTATACTATCAAACCTTATTTTTATTTGCACGACATTTGACGTAGCAAAACAACGAGACGAACTAAAAATATTCATAAAAGACCAAAAGGAAACCATAGACGGACTCTATGAGATTTTAGAATACAAAGACAGTTTAATTAATAATCAATATATTTGCACAGAGTTTTGTGATTAATTCTCTTTGGAGGGTCGGCTGGGTGCAAAGCCTAGCGACCTTCTTTTTTTAATCACTTACTAAAATTAATCACAAAAAAATGAACATAGACAAGTTAGAAAGATTTAGATACGTATTAAGCCTTACAGATTGTACGGAAGACCAGATAACAAGTCCTTCAAGAAGAAGGGAGATAGTTAATGTTAGGCAGATGCTAATGTATTTTTGCGTAAATGAATTGAGAATGGGGCTTAGGGAGACCGGTTCGTTCATGGGAAACAAAGACCATAGCACAGTTATTCATGGTCGGGATAAGTTCATGCAAATATTATCTTTGCCGCATAAAGCCAACTATGAAGCGCAAAGGTACATATCAATTCTAAATAAATATCATGAAAAATATGGACAAATGCCTAAAAATCACTATATTTGTGCAGATAAAATACTAGATAATATGACTGCCGAGCTGATAGAATTGAATGCAAAACAAAATCAAAATCCAATGCAAACGGTGGTCAACAATGCAAAAAAATCACAACTAGAAAAATATATCAACTTAATAACAGACATCAAAAATGAATACGACAGACAAATGGATAAAGGAGCTACATATATTGGAACGACTGCAATCAATGTCCAATCCAAACTATATGGACTACAAAATCAGAGCTGCTGAAATTAAACTTATCAAAAAATTTATTCAATCATTAAACAAATAATCAAATGTTAATCAACCTGTATTTAAAAGAAGAAAAAAAGTCAATCACTATTTCAGTTGACGAAAAAGTCGACAATTACGGAAACAATGTATCTGCATGGATAAGTCAAACCAAAGAGCAAAGAGAAAGTAAAGCGTCTCGCACTTATGTAGGTAATGGTAAGGTCGTATTTTCAAAAGCCAAAGAGTATCCAATAGCACCAAAACAAGAATTTAAGTCAGACGATAAGACACCTTTCTAATGGACTTAGAGCAATACCGTTTTCATAAAAAAATGCCTATTGAGCCTCCTATAAAGTGCAAGGCGATGATATTAAATCCAAGTCGATTAAAGGGAGCTGTAAAAGAAATTGAATCCAATGTGGAGCTATTTCACACTTCTGGATTAGCGCATGATAAAACTATAATATTTATGGCACGAGTTGGCAAAGAAATAAAACCAGTAAATGAGAAAAAAATATGTCAATAGATAATTGTCCGGAAGGCGGTGACGGGTTGCTAGTATATCCGCTAAAAGATTTGATTGCACTAGATATTGCTAGGTGTTCTAATAAAGAATGCGAAATAAGGCACGAATGCGCGCGATATGAGCAAGCAAATATAGATAAGCAATATATTAACAGGATAGTAAGTTTCGGAGCGTTTGAGCCTATCAATTCAATTTGTAACTTTAAAATAAATATATGAGCAGATACTTTTTATTGGGTTTGATTATCTTTGCCTTAATGATAGCTTACCTTATCCCACCAACTGACTCTACAAGGTCAACAGAAAAACTATACTTTGAATTTAAACAAAAGGATAGCTCAGTAACTGCCGACGGATTCTTAAAATACAAAGGTAAATGGTGTCCGATAGTATTAAATGATTCTATGGCGGTCATATATGAATAAATTAACCAACTAAATTATAAAAGAATGAAAAGCACAATCAAATTACTGCAAAGCCTATTGGAAGGTAAAGTCCTAAACTGCAAAACAATTATGAAAGACTTCGGATATTCAAACGCCAGCCGAGAGATTATCCGCAAAATTGAGCAGCCTTTTGAAATTACCCTCAAAAGAGAAAAAGTAAGCTCTAAGAATAGATATGGTGAGCCTGTAACCTATTTGAATTATTCATTAATGGCAAAGGATAAAGCCAAAGTGACTAGGATATTGAAGTCATTTAGTAAAGCTAGCGCATAACGTTTTCGGGCTTGGCGAAGGTGGGCTTGTAGGATGCTCAATTTTTAGCAGAATGTGTCTGCCCACTTTTGCCAAACCCGTGTTATATGAAGTGCCGACTCATTTACGATAATGCCCAATTGAAACACTAAACAGAAAAACAAAAAGAAAAAAAGAAAGGATGGAATTAAATAAAATACATTTAGGAGATTGCTTAGAAGTAATGAAAACTTTGCCAAATGAAAGCATTGATTGTATTGTTACTTCACCGCCATATTGGTTACAAAGAGATTATGGATGGGATGGACAATGGGGAATGGAAGAAACTTTTTATGAGTATTTGGATAAATTGTTTTTAATGATGTATGAAGCTAAAAGAATATTGAAAAACGATGGAACTATATTTGTAAATATTGGCGATGGATATGCAAGAACTGGTGGAAAATCATTGGGCAAAAAACAACCAAACGCTTTATTGTATGCAACACAACAAGGAATAAGGGGCGGAAATAATAAAGGAGTTGCAGGAATACAAGATAAAACATTATTACAAATACCATATCGTTTTTCTATTGGCTGTATTGATAGAGGGTGGATTTTGCGAAACAATATAATTTGGTTTAAAAGAAACGCAATGCCCGAAAGCGTAAAGGACAGATTTACAAAATCACACGAAGTAATATTTATGTTTTCTAAAAACAAAGAATACTTTTTTGACGAAAAATTTGTAGCACAAGATGTTTGGGATATTCCTTTAACTCCTAACGGAACAAAGCATATAGCATCTTACAATACTGATTTAATTGGAAGACCTATTGTTTGCGGTTGCAGAAAGGGTGGAATAGTATTAGATATGTTTTGCGGAGCAGGAACAACAGGAATAAGAGCATTGGAACTTGGAAGAAACTTTATAGGAATAGATGGTAAAAAGGAGTATGTTGATATGGCACAACAAAGAATTAATGATATTGTATCACAACCACAATTATTTTAAAAGTGCGGTGGCTTTTTTCTTTTTGTTTTTCCTTCACGGATTTTTAATTGGAAACGGTCAGCAAGGCATTTCATATAACTCTCAGATTTACGAATAAAAAGTTAAACAAATATGACTTTATATACTGAATTTATTTTTTAAATACAATCAATGGATAAATTTGAATTAGCTGAGAAGATACTAGCCATTTTAGACGATGCAGATTTAACTGACTTTGATAAGATGGCTATTATTGTAGAAGTGAAAAAGCGGTTAGTTGCCGAGAATAAAATGAGAATGCAGCGCGAAATCTATGAGCAATTAAGAAAAATTGATTAATTTTGCGATATGAATGGAGTTCCCTTAGAGGTATTACATCACCAATATATGTCAAGTCAACTAGCTAAATATAGATTAACCTATGAACAGTTCGCATACTATTATACTAAATGGATAAACGAAAATATAAATGAAGGATAGAATAAAGCAATCAATTAAGATAGACTGGCAAAAGATTAAACCACTCCAGCCTGAAAATGTAAAGCTACCGTACAACACTCAGCATCTTAAAAAGTCGCTATTAAAGTATGGATTTTCACTACCATTTTATGTATGGGAAAGCGAGGGTGAATATTACTGCATCGACGGCCACCACCGCCTAGATGTATTAAACGAACTAATAGCAGAAGGTCATAAAGTACCAAAGGAACTAAACGCAGTTGAAATCGAAGCTAAAGACCGAAAGGAAGCCATAGAAATTCTAGTTTCAGTTTATAACCAGCGACAAAACCCATTCGCTGAGGAATACCTTATAGAGTTTTTAGAGGTGGAAAACATAGACATTCAAGAGGTCAATATTGAAAGCGTTAATGTAGTTAGTGAGACTATTGAAGAAGAAGAAACCGTATTAGATGCAATAGAAGACGATTTTGATAGCACACCACCAACGGAAGCTATAACAGTATTGGGCGACCTTTACGAAATAGGTGAACACAGATTACTTTGTGGGGATAGTACAGATAGCGACCAAGTGGCAAAGTTAATGAATGGTAGTAAAGCAGATATAAGTTTTACAAGTCCGCCGTATAACACAAAAGAAAATGCAAAATTAAGCCCACATCAAACTAATGGAACAAAATACAATTCTTATTCTGATGACTTAGAAGATGATGAGTACTTAAAACTACTAACGGATTTTACAAATAACACGCTCTTATTTTCAGAATATAGTTTTGTAAATATTCAAAGTTTGTCAGGTAATAAAACCGCATTGATTGATTATTTGTATAATCTAAAAAATATTTATGCGGACACTTTAATTTGGAACAAACAAAATGCACAACCAGCAATGGCAAACAATGTATTAAATTCACAATTTGAGTATGTACACGTTTTTAGTCATAAAGCAAATAGAGCAATAGGCACAAAAGAATTCAGAGGTACAATAAGCAATGTTGTTGATATAAGTAAACAAACAGCAAATAAAGTGAAAGAACACAATGCGACTTTTCCTATGGACTTTGCATCATTCTTCGTATCAAACTTTTGCGTAAAGTCAGTTATTGATTTATTTTGCGGTAGCGGAACTACAATGGTTGCATCACACCAACTTAAACGCAAATGTTACGGAATGGAATTAGACCCTAAGTATTGTGATGTAATAGTAAAGAGAATGATTAAACTAGACCCTACTTTGAATATCAAACGTAATGGAGTTATAATTGATAAAAAAGAATTTGAATAAAAATCAATGTCAGAATCAATACATCATCCAGTTCATTACGGAGGAGACAATACATATGAAGCTATAAAGGTAATCGAACACTATAACTTAGACTTTCACTTAGGGAACGTATTAAAATACATTCTAAGGGCAGATAAGAAAGGTAAGGAATTGGAAGACTTAAAGAAAGCACAATGGTATCTAAACAGGAAAATAGAACAGTACGAACATAATATTACTAAACGACAAAAAGTGTCGCTAAACGAGCAATAAACGACCTATGGCAAAAATTGATAATCTTAAAGGTAAGGGGGTTAAATTCTCAAAAGACTACCAACCGTCACCGGAGAATAAATCTGCTGGCAAAAAGAAAATAAAGACCATTAAAGACGCATTAGTATTTATAGGTGAGCAGATAGCGAGCAAAAAGAATACTATAAACGGTGAGTTTGAATTTTCAATGGAAGCCGAAATCATTTATAAGCAAGTTGAAAAAGCATTACAGGGCGATACTAAGTCCGCAGAGTTCATGGCTAAGATAGGAGGTTGGGAATCACCTAAACAAGTCGAGCAAAAGAATACTCATGAAATGATAGGATTAGCAGCAGAGTTTGTGGATAGGTCATAATGCATATTAATAAAGTTCAATTCGATAATAAGTGGTTTAATCCACTATTTCACATACTGTGGGATATTGAAACTAAATATCCGAATATAAAGCACGTTTACATCTATGGAGGTAAGTCATCAACCAAAACTTATACGGTAGCACAATTCGCATTGATTAAAGCAGCGGTGTATGGTAAAAATACCCTAGCCTTTAGGAAAGTATCTGACCGTATGAACGAGACGCTAATAAGCACATTTAAGAAGGCAAGGCGTACCACAAAAGTAGAAGCTGCAATAAACGTAATGGATAAAGAGTTCAGAGCAGCAAAGGCACACATTAAGTTTAAAGGATTGGATAGTGAGGATAGCGCAAAGGGAGTAGAGGATTACTCATATATGCTATTTGATGAGCTTGACCAATTCAGCCAAGAAGAATACGAAGAGACTAGGCTATCATTTAGGGGGGAGGTATCTAAGATGTTTTTCTGCACATGGAATCCAGTTAGTGAGCACCTATGGATTAAGCCTTACTTAGATAGGATAGAATGGATAGACAGCGAATACAAGCTACCAAGTCCAGAAAGTTTTATAAAGATGTCCGCAGACGGTGCAAGGTTACTAATTAAAACCGATTATAACGATAACTATTGGTCAGTCGGCTCACCTTGCGGAACTTATGGATATAGAGATGATGCACTAATAAGAGACTACGAACAGTTAAAGACATACAACTATAATAAGTACCGAGTAGTGGTGCTAGGTGAGTGGGGAATAACGGAAGTTAAAAGTCCTGCGGTACAAACCTTTGACGTTAGTAAGCACGTTGGCAAAGTAACTCCATTAGAACATACGCCTTTATTGTTTTGGGTTGACTTTAATATTGACCCACTCGCCTGTACTGTATGGCAGATATACAGAGAAGACGGCAAACATAAGATAAGAGGCATAAGGGAGATAACCATTAAGGCTAAGGAAGGTATTCATAATACTCAGCAGTTAATTGACCTAATCAAACTGCAATACGCTACTAAACTACATTCAATATGCTTTACAGGTGACGCTACAGGTGCAATGGGCAGAGCAGAAGGTTTATCTAATTGGATTCAGATTAACAAAGCATTCAACCTAGGGAGACGTTTGCAAGTTCCCAAATCAAATCCAAGTGTGTTGGCATCTATTGACTTATTGAATTATGTATTTTACAACCACCCGGACATATTACTAGATGAGAGCATGACTAATACTATATTTGAATTGCAGCATACTGAAAAAGATGACAAAGGACTAATTAAAAAGGATAGGAAGTTGGCAGAGCAGAGGGCGGACTTTATAGATACAATTAGATACGGCATGAACTTTCACTTTTTGCTGCAAGATGATATGCAAAAAAACCCACAAAAGTTTGGCATAAAATAAATATCTTTGCAGTATGAATAGTCAACTAACTGAAATACTTTTATACTCATTGATACTATCTTTATACATCAATGCCTTACAAATTATGTTCCAGGCTGAAATGGTATTGAACTGGCTTTATACATGGTTAGAATCTAAGTTTAGAAACCGAAAAATAAAAAGCAAATGGAGAAACCATGAAGGATTACTTTACATAGGTAAACCATTATTCGCTTGCGCTTCTTGTATGCCTTCAATTCATAGCTTACCTTTACTATTTATACTTCCTTTCTGGAAAGTCGCTATAATAGCAGTTATAAGTATAACCATTGCAACTTTAATTAATGATAAAATATTTGAATAATGCCGACACTATGTGAACCGATAATAGAATTAAGCATCTGCGACAAGAACGTCAAGATAGCTGAGAACATTCAAGACCTAACCTTAATTGTTTATAAGGGAAACCAAAGACAATGTAGCTTTGAAATACCTAGCATAGCTGGTGATATAGTGTTAACAGATACAGAGATACTAGAGTTCGGAAGTACCGCTCATACCTTCAAACTATATTTAAAGTATGCTGACAACAGTAAAGCTAACTTTCAGTATTATAATTGTGAAGGCGATGAGATGCAAAGCGAAGTTATTAGATTAAGATTTATTGAATGTGGTGATTTAAACGATGTACTAAATGAAATTTGCTAGTATAAAAGAAAAGCTATTCCCTAAAAAAGTAGATGTAGGAGGTAGGAGCATTCCAATGCGATATGCCTTTACAGGTGCAAGTGGTCATAATTACTATCATTATATTGACGCCGCTAATGATATGAACCCTGCGAGGTACATTGAATATTATTTACCAATGGTCAAGGAATACTTTCTAGGTATTAAGCGAACAGAGTTAGATATATTTTTTAGTAAGTGTAAGGGATATGCTAACATAAAGCAATACGAAGCCGCTCACCTAGTAATGGAGGAGAGAGCAAAACTAAACTTAGATACAGGAATCATTTATGATATAATGAGCGTTCTATATCTGCGAGGTGACGAGAAAAACGAATTTGTTGACCAACTATTCTTACAGGAGAAGTCTAAGGATATAAAGAACACAATGCGAGCAAGTGGAGGGGCTGACAATGGTTTTTTTTTATGTCCAGAGTTCAGGAACTTTTTAAAGTCGGCGAATCTATCGGACATAGACTGGAGTTCATATACACGAATAGCGGAAAGGAACATAGAGATATTGGAGGAGACGTTGAATTTAATCCGCAACTCCGACCAATTCAAGAATATAACGAGTACACCGAAAAAATAAAAGAACAGTTAGTTTACATTTGCCAAAATGTAGACGATTACAATAGAGTATGGAACGGAACGATGCGAGACTATTACTTTGCGCTCACTAAGTTCATTCAAAGCATACCAAAAGAAACCAAAAAATCCAATAAGTAGCGAAGGCTTTAGGATATTTCATAACATTTAAAACAATTAAAGATGCAAGATGAAGTATTAATAAAAGTACGTGCAGATATAGACGGATTTGAAAAAGATATGCTGCAGGCAAAATCTGTTGGTAATAAACTTATAGCTGAAATAGAAGGGCAAAATCCATTATCTAAAACTAATGAAAACGCCAAGAAATTAAAAGACACACTTACTGAATTATCTAAGACCGCAAAAGGAGTTAATTTTAGTAATGTTAATATCGATGAGGTATCAAATGATGTTAATGGACTGAAAAAATTAATGGTTCAATTAAAAGAAACTCAAACTCAATATACCAAAGGTTCAGAAGAATACAAGGCACTTGCAAAAAGCATACAACAGGT